ACCACAAGCTACGATACCCCCTTGCCTATCCACTTGTCCATCCTGGGGCATCCTCGCAAGCCTCAAGCCTATCGAGTAAGCAGGAGGAGCGAGGGTAGCTGGCCCGTCGTGTCGGGGGTGAGTCGCAGTGGCGGGGGGCGGGGTTGTGATGGGACTCCGGCTTGACTAGAGGGAACCCCTACCCTACAATACTACAGCAACTTCCTACGCTTTAGTCCTAATAATCGGAACGAGAACATCTAGTGTCTACTTTACCCCGCCCTATGGAGTTTCGTTCCTTGCTTGCTTTGGATAAGTACATAGGAGTCCACAGGAAGCCTCCTAAGCGATTATCTCGTAGACGGGGTACTCGGAGTCGGGAGAAGTCGTTAAAGTCTCTTAGGAAGCAACCTCGTGCGTTGTAGGGGGTGATCATGTGACACCTACACAAGACGATTGATCGTAATTCCATCTTCGTTGACTATGTTGGTCGGGGTTGTGACGATAGAGAAGTGTTCCAAGCAAGAAGAAGCGTGCTTGGCTGCTTTCCGTGAAGACGAAGATTCCCCTGGACTATGCTAAGTCGTTGAAGAAATAGCCCCGCTTGATGCTAGTCTCTTGAGCGGGAGATAGCATCTCCAAGCCAGCGGTGATCTACACCGCGTTTCTATGCGTTCTGGCGCGCGACGTGGGCAACCTTTCGTGAGGACTCCTTGGTAGACACTGACCTATCTTTACTGACAGACTTCCCTTCGTTTGCTGCGGGTCTGTGGAAGCTGTACGACAAGAACGGCAACCACGTCAGGTTTACCCTTAATCCTGCCCAGAAACTCGTGTGGGCCGTGATTGAGAACCAGATGACTCACGGTAGACCTGTTCGGGTGCGAGTATTGAAGTTTAGGCAAGCTGGGCTATCTACCCTCATTACTGCCATTCTGACTCATGCGACGATAACCAACGAGGGTTATGCGGCGCTGTCGATAGCAGACAAGCAAGAGTTGGTTGAAGGGTGGCTGCGGAGATGTAATCGGTGGATGGAGCAGTTGCCCGACAAGCCCCATCTAGGCGCTACAAATAAGCAGGAGTTATGGTTTGACTCAATGGAAAGCCGTTACTCGATTGCCTCAGCCGAAGGCACTACGCCGGGTATGGGCGCTACGATACGCGCGATTCATGCTTCGGAGGTTGCTTCATGGCGTAATCCTGATACCGTGTTCAGTGATTTATTGCCTGCTGTCCCCCCTGGCCCTGGAACAATGGTTATTCAAGAGTCTACGGGGAGGTCGGTAGGTGATTGGTGGTATCAGCGGTATTTCGAGGGCAAGGAGAAGGATTGTGAATATGATTCTATCTTCCTTCCTTGGTATATTCAGCCGGAGTATCGACTGGCGGATACCTCGGATATTCTGAGCCTCAACGAAGAAGAGAAGACTCTTTCCAGACTAGGGATTGATAAAGGGCAGCTTGCTTGGCGTAGAAGGCAGTTGTTTACGGAGTTTCATGGAGATTTGGATAGGTTCGCCAATCAGTTCCCTTCAACCGAAGACGAAGCCTTCCTCGGGGTCGGAAGACAAGTCTTCCCACCCGAAATGTGCGCAAGGGCAAGAGAAACCGTCCGAGACCCCATCTGGGCAGGAGAAATCATCCCAAAGCGTAACCCTGCCGAGTTTGAGTTGGTCGAGTCCGCTGCTGGGAATCTGTTAGTCTGGGCCAACCCCATAGCTTGCGAAACATACGCAATTGGCGCAGACTGCCAATGGGGAGACCAAGGCGAAGACCCCGACTATGACGTTGCCTATGTTGAACACTGCCGAAGCGGTAAAGTCGTCGCGTGTTATCGTGGCCGGATGTCGATGGGTGACTGGTCGCGGACCTTGGCCTCGCTGGGGCATTACTACAATGGGGCGTGGTTGGCTCCCGAACGGAACTCTAAGGCGGCGGAGGGAGTTATCCTCGTCTTATTGGGGCAGGCTGGAAACTCTTGGCGCTACCCCAATTTGTGGGTCAGAGACGACACCAAAGCCTTCGGCGGACGCGCAGCCAAAGACTACGGATGGCTGACCACCCAGCACACAAAGCCCGAGTTGATTATCTACACGATGGAGCAGATGAACTCTTCGTGGGGGATGGATTGGGCTGACCCGCGAGCCGTCGATGAGATGTCGGCCTATATCCGAGACGAGAAGAACAAACTCACCGCCCCCGAAGGGCAGCATGACGACTGCCTGATGGCCCGGATGATTACTTCCTGGGTCTCTAAGTGGGCAAGGAACACGTTAGCCATCGAACCCATGAAAGAAGATTGGGGCGGGATGAACCCTACCACTCGTAGGGTGATGGCGAGATTGTTAGAATCCGACGCTGAGGCCGATAAGGCGAAGCAGGAGGAGTGGTAGTGGCGCGTAAGAACAAAGAACCCAAGGGCCGCAAATACCGGACAGCCTCCGCTTTCGACCTGCGCAAACCTACGGGCAGGTTCAGTCTATGGCAGGAGAGGATTGCGCGTTCTACTGAAAAGCTGAACATCGAGAAGCGCAAGAAGACTCGTGACGAGGCCCTGAAATACGTGGATGGGTCGTATGGCCGCAACGCTTCTGGGGAAAAGGTTTATCTCAACGAGGCACAACCAGCCTTGGAAGATTTGGTCTATGGCACGATCCCCAAGATGCCTCCGGTCAAGTGCGAAGCCCGAAGGCTTGACCAAGAACCCATCGCTGATATGTGTTCCTCGCTGATTGATGAAACGCTTTCCTCCAACGTCATCCGCGTCCTTGAGGCCCTAATAGCTACGGAGTGGGATGAGATCGGGTGGGGGATTGGGATTACAAAAACGGGGTGGGTTGCCGAAGACATTGACTCGCTTTACAAGCCCACGGGGAGTTCGGCGTACCTACGCCCTCACGTCGCTCGCGCGCACGAGGAGTCTTCCGACTGGGGCGGCGCTGAAATCTCTACGGATGATGACGATATTGTCCACATCCAAACCCACACCGAAGACATGCCGTTCTCCGAAGACCCGCAGTATGCTACGGCGCAGGGCCATATCCAAGCTCACTGGGCGCGTGTGGGATATAAGCAGTGGTCCCATCCTACAGCTACTCGGGTAGACCCATACCGATTCCGGTACGACCCCGACGCCGAAGTGTGGGAAGATCAAACGTGGAGAGCCGAAGCCGTTGACATGCTGGTCTACGAGCTTCAGAAAATACCCGGAACCAAGAACCTCAACCCCGAAAACTGCCCCCTGTCTGACGAGTTCGACAATCACAAGACTACCTGGGACGACACAGCTTCTAGCGTCTTTGACTACGAGAACAGCAAGGTTCGGGTATGGTTGATTCACGACAGGCGCAACAAAAACTACCTGATTATACCCTATGACGACGGATCAGGCCGAAAGCCCCTCCTGGAGACTGACTGGCCCTATGGAAGTATTGAGGTCTATCACAAAATCGTCCACCGTCCTATACCCGGTCAGGTGCATGGCACTGTCACGCTTCAGTTGATTCTCCCCGTCTTGGATGAGCTTTGTCGTACCAACGCTTCCATCCGTAGGCATGTTAGAAGGTCTGCCAATGCGAAGATGTTTGGCCCGCGTGGCATGTTGGACACCAAGGCCAACAGAGACCTTGAAGACCAGACCAAGCCGTATGTTGAAGTTCCCGGCGGCGCTGCACAGTTGCGAGAGTTCAACCCCCCCGCCCTTCCGAAAGAACTGCCCATCTTCCGCGAAACTCTGCTGGCGGAGCTTCGCAGGCTGCTAGGGACGGATATCATGTCCCAGGGCGGTGATACGCCTCACCAGATTTCGGCCTCCGAGGCGCAATTGAGGGGGTCGTATCAGGGAGCGCGCTTCTCCCAGCGGCAGTCGGAGATGTCGGACCTGATTGGCGACCTTTCGCGGGCGATCATTATGCTATTCCGTGACTTCGCTGATGAGGCACAGACCGTGAGGGTCATGGGGCCGCTAGGTGTGGAGATGCGGCAGTTATCGCCTTCGGAGATTCCCGAAGACTTGATGATTCGCCTTGATATTTCCTCCGTGTCCGAAGACGCCCAAGCGCAGAACACGCAGAACCTCATAGCTGCGCAGCAGATGATGGCCGTCAACCTTCAAGGGATGTACAACCCGATTTCACTGACGATGGATATCATGGAGTCGATGGGGATAAGGAACCCTCAGAAGTATCTAACACCGCCCGAAGAGATCAACCCTGTGCCCGAAGGCCAGACACAGCAGGTCGGCGCTAGC